AGAAAGCCAGAGAAAAAAATTAGAGGAGTAGATGATGAGTGGATAACAAACGGAGCTATTGATTATTGGGAGGCAGAAGTAGATTCATTAAAGAAAGACGCTGATGCACTAAATGAATTTTACAGACAGTTTCCTAGAACTGAGTCGCACGCATTTAGAGATGAGAGTAAATCATCACTATTTAATTTGACTAAGATATATCAGCAGATAGATTACAATGATTCATTGATAATGGAACATCACGTAACAAGGGGTAGGTTTTACTGGAAAGATGGAATCAAAGATTCAGAAGTTATATGGACTCCAGATTCTAGGGGAAGATTTAAGGTGTCTTGGACTCCTAAGAAAGGCTTAAACAATGCTAAGATTTCTAAACACGGAGTATTCTTTCCATCAAACGAACACATTGGCGCATTTGGATGTGACTCGTATGATATATCGGGAACAGTAGGAGGGGGAGGATCTAACGGAGCTCTACATGGTTTAACTAAATATAGTATGGCGGACGCTCCAAGCAATGAGTTTTTCTTAGAGTATGTTGCTAGACCACAAACAGCAGAGATATTTTTTGAAGAAGTATTAATGGCTTGCGTATTTTATGGGATGCCTATACTAGTGGAGAACAACAAGCCTAGGTTACTCTATCACTTTAAAAACAGAGGGTATAGAGGATTTAGTATGAATAGGCCTGATAAGCATTATACAAAATTATCTCAGACAGAAAAAGAACTTGGAGGTATACCGAATACTTCGGAGGATATAAAACAATCTCACGCTGCAGCTATAGAATCTCACATAGAAAAATATGTGGGGTTAGACTTAGATGGTGGTTACAGGGCGGGAGACCAAATGGGAAGTATGTATTTTACAAGAACATTAGAAGATTGGGCTAGGTTTGATATTTCAGCTAGAACTAAGTTCGATGCTAGTATTAGCTCAGGGTTAGCTATTATGGCAAACCAAAAGCACGTATATCTACCGCAGAAAAAAGAGTCAAAAATAAGTCTTAACTTTGCGACATATAATAACAAAGGAACATTAAGTGAATTAATTAGATGAAAGAGGTAAACATAAACATTTCATCAGTAGGATTCCCTAGTCAGTTTGTATCTGATGCTGAGAAAGCAACCGATGAGTTTGGATTACAAATAGGACAAGCTATTCAATATGAATGGTTTCGTAAAGATTCTAATGGATGTCGATACTATAGTCAGTGGAGGGACTTTAACAGACTACGCCTATATGCAAGAGGCGAACAATCAATTGCAAAATATAAGAATGAATTAGCGGTAGACGGAGATTTGTCTTACTTAAACCTTGACTGGACTCCAGTACCTATTATTCCAAAGTTTGTGGATATAGTGGTTAATGGAATGTCTGATAGGCTTTTTAAAGTAAAGGCGTATGCTCAAGATGCATTGTCTCAATCAAAGAGAAGTAAGTACCAAGAAATGATTGAAGGTCAAATGGCTGCCAAAGATGTTCTTGAAATTGTACAAAAGAACACAGGGTTTGATCCTTTTATAATGAACCCAGATGAATTGCCTGCAAGTGATGAAGAGTTATCTCTTTATATGAATTTAAATTATAAACCAGCTATAGAGATTGCAGAAGAAGAAGCGATTGATACAATGTTTGCAGAGAATCATTATATAGATATTCGTAAAAGATTAGATTACGATATGATGGTAACGGGTATGGCTGTAGCAAAGCATGAGTTTCTTCCAGGTTCTGGAGTTCAAGTTTCTTATGTTGACCCAGCTAACGTAGTATACAGTTATACTGAAGACCCGCACTTTAAAGATTGTTTTTATTGGGGAGAAATAAAAACTGTTCCTATCGCAGAGTTAATGAAAATTGACCCTACGCTTACAAATGATGATTTAGATAAAATATCTAAATATTCTCAGAGTTGGTATAATTATTTTAATACGGCTCAGTTTTACGAAAACGATATATTCTATCGTGATACTTGTACGTTGATGTACTTTAATTATAAAACCACTAAGAAGATGGTTTATAAGAAAAAAGTTAAAGAGAACGGCAATTTGAGTATGATAGAAAAAGATGATGGATTTAATCCGCCTGACGATATGATGGAGGAGAATAATTTTGAAAAAGTAGAGAAGACAATTGACGTGTGGTATGATGGAGTTATGGTTATGGGTACAAACATAATCCTTAAATGGGAGCTTGCTAAAAATATGGTAAGACCTAAATCTGCATCTCAGCACGCAATACCTAATTACGTAGCTGTAGCACCAAGAATGTACAAAGGAGTAATTGAGTCATTAGTTAGAAGAATGATTCCGTATGCTGATTTAATTCAGATGACGCATTTAAAATTACAACAAGTTATATCACGAACTGTACCTGATGGAGTATACATAGATGCAGATGGTTTAAACGAGGTTGACCTTGGTACAGGAGCAGCTTATAATCCAGAAGACGCACTACGTTTGTATTTTCAAACAGGTAGTGTTATTGGTAGAAGTTATACGCAAGAAGGAGATTACAATCAAGGTAAAGTTCCTATACAGCAACTAACAAGTAATTCAGGCGCCTCTAAGACCTCTATGTTGATTGGTAACTTAAATCACTATTTAGATATGATTCGAGCTGTAACAGGCTTAAATGAAGCGAGAGATGGTAGTGGAGCCAACTCTGATGCTTTGGTTGGTGTTCAAAAATTAGCAGCATTAAGTTCTAATACCGCTACTCGTCATATATTAGATGGAAGTCTTTACATATATAGAACGTTGGCTGAGGCTTTAACGTATAGGGTAGCGGATATTTTAGAATACGCAGACTTTAAAGATGACTTTATTAATAAAATTGGTAAATACAATGTGAGTATTCTTGGAGATATATCTGAGTTATATATATATGACTTTGGAATTTTTATTGAGATGTCTCCAGATGAAGAACAGAAGGCTATGCTTGAGCAAAATATTCAAATGGCGTTATCAAAGGGAGATATAAATTTAGAAGACGCTATTGATATACGTGAGATTAGAAATCTTAAACTTGCAAATCAATTACTTAAAGTAAAACGTAAAGCTAAGCAAGAGCAAGATCAGCAAAGGGAAATGCAAAAACAAGCAATGATTACACAGCAACAATTGAAATCTCAAGAACTTGCGGCACAAGTAGCTATGCAAAAAATACAAGCGGAAACTCAAGCCAAGATGCAGTACAGGCAAGCAGACGTTGCTTTTGAAATAGAAAAACAAAAAGCTGAAGCTCAATTAAAAGCACAGTTGATGCAGCAAGAGTTTAATTATAATCTACAATTGCAAGGTATGACTCAAACTCAATTATCTCAAAGAGAAAGTGATAAAGAGCAAGCAAAGAGCGATAGAATAAGTCAGCAAAATACTGAGCAATCTAAATTAATTACTCAAAGAAAGAATAATTTACCTCCGCAAAACTTTGAATCTAACGAGGACAGTTTAGATGGTTTCGATTTATCTGAATTTGAACCAAGATAATATGTTTAAATTTTGCGTAACTTTGCATATAAATTAAATCAAATCAAATGGATATTAAAGTAAGAGAAGTAACGGCTGATGAAAAATCAAGTCAGCAAATAGAACAAGAACTCCTTGATAAGCATGAGGAGAAGTTTCAGTCAGAGACTGAGCAAGAATCAATAGAGGTAAAGGCTGTAGAGCCCGAAGCAGAAGTTGAGGTTAAAGAAGATAATACACAGGAAGAAGCTCCTGTTGAAGAGGTGGTTGAAGAACAACCTCCGCAGCTAGAAGCTCAGCCTGAATTAAATGAAGACGAAGTTCTTTCATATATTGGAAAAAGATATGGTAAGGAAATTAATTCTATTGATGAATTAGTTAGCCAGCGTGAAGAAAGCGAACCGCTTCCAGAAGACGTTGCCGCTTACCTAAAGTATAAAAAAGAAACTGGACGTGGTTTTAATGATTTTGCAAAATTGCAAAAAGATTATTCTGATTTAAGTCCAGATGCTTTGCTAAAAGAATATTATTCTATAACAGAAGAAGGTTTAGATTCTGAAGATATAGATCTTCTAATGGAAGATTTTATTATTGATGAAGAAATACATGAACCAAATGAGATTAAGAAAATTAAATTAGCAAAGAAAAAAGAAATTGCCAAAGCAAAAAAGTTTCTTAAACAACAGCAAGAGACATACAAACAGCCCCTTGAGTCAAGGGAAAGTTCTGCCAATGCTGACAATAATGAACTAATTGAATATAGGCAATATCTTGAGTCTGCTAAAACTCAAGAGGAGCAAGCAAATCATAAAAGACAATGGTTCGTCAAAAAAAGCGACGAAATATTTAGCACCGAGTTTAAAGGTTTTAAATTCAATGTAGGTGATAATGATGTAGTTTATACTCCAGGCAGTGCTTCTGAACTTAAAAAAGCTCAAGAGACTCCACTTAATTTTGTAAATAAATTTTTGGATTCAAATGGGTATTTAAAAGACGCAGAAGGATACCACCGCTCTTTAGCAATTGCAATGAATCCTGAAAAGTTTGCTCAGTTCTTTTATGAACAAGGTAAATCGCAGGCAACAGATGATGTAATACGTAAAACGAAAAACATAAACATGAGTGAGCGTACTGCACCAGAGGTTTCTACAAAATCAGGACTTCAAGTAAAATCAGTTTCACAACCTTCGAGTCGTGGACTAAAAATTAAGAGTATAAAAAGAAGTTAATAATTTAAAAATAAATAAAAAATAATATTATGGCAGGACAAGTATTAGCAACCCCAGGGTTTGCTTTGACACCGAGTTCCGAGAGAACTCCAACACCGGAAAACTATTTAACTAATGCAGATTTTAATTGGTTGAATCAGTACTTACCAGATACTTACGAAAAAGAATTCGAAAGATATGGTAATAGAACAATCTCCTCATTCCTTAGAATGGTAGGAGCAGAAATGCCTACAAACTCAGACCTTATTAAATGGGCAGAGCAAGGTAGGTTACATACGAAATATACACAAGTAGGTTGTGCCGCTGCTACAGGAGGTAATGACCAAGTTGTATTTCAAGTAAATGATGCGCTAGACCCAGCAGCAGCTCAACAAGTAATCAGAGTAGGACAAACTATTGTAGTTGTTCAAAATGATGGCTCAGGTGTAAACAAGGCTGTGGTAAGTGCGGTAAATAACGCCGCTGGTGGTAGAGGACAGTTCACAGCTGACTTTTACGAAGCAGGTGGTTTAGTAACTACAGGTACTGGACTCGGTAACGCAGACGTTACAGTATTCATTTACGGTTCAGAATTTAGAAAAGGAACAGCAGGAATGGTTGGTTCATTAGAAGCTAATGACTTCATCTTCGACAACAAGCCTATTATCATTAAAGATACTTACACAGTATCTGGTTCTGATATGGCTCAAATTGGTTGGATTGAAATCACTACTGAAGATGGTGCAACTGGTTACCTATGGTACTTAAAGTCTGAGCACGAAACAAGATTAAGATTCGATGACTATTTAGAAACAGCAATGATTGAAGCTGTACCTGCAGAGACTAACTCTGGAGCTGCTGCTATCTTAGGTAGCGCCGCTGGTGCTGCTGACCCAGGAGCTGGTTCAGATGGTATATTCTACGTAGTAGGATTAAGAGGAAATGTTTGGGATGGTGGAAATCCAGTAGCCCTAGCTGACTTTGATTCTATAATCAGTAGATTAGATAAGCAAGGTTCTATTGAGGAGAACGTTATTTTCCTTAACAGACAATTTGGATTTGACATTGACGATATGTTAGCTGCACAAAACTCTTACGGAGCAGGTGGTACTTCTTATGGTCTATTTGACAATGACGAAGAAATGGCTTTAAACTTAGGATTTACAGGATTCAGAAGAGGTTACGACTTCTACAAAACTGACTGGAAATACCTAAATGACCCTACAATGAGAGGTGGACTACCAACAGGAGCAACATCAGGTAAGATCAATGGTCTTCTAGTTCCAGCTGGTTCAACAAGTGTTTATGACCAAATTCTTGGTAAAAATGCTAAGAGACCTTTCTTACATGTTAGATATAGAGCTTCAGAAACTGAAGACAGAAGATATAAGACTTGGATTACTGGTTCTGCTGGTGGTGCTGCAACGTCTGATATTGACAACATGCAAGTAAACTTCTTGTCTGAGAGAGCTGTATGTACTTTAGGTGCAAACAACTTCTTCTTATTTCAAGACTAGTAATTAAATATTAGGGGCGTAGCAATGCGCCCCTTTTTTAAATAATCAAATTAAATTAAATCAAATGAAAAAAGAAAATACTACCCCAGAAGTAGTTGAGAAAACTGAAACTAAAACAGTTGCTCAACCAAAACCAAAAAAACAATCACCAAAATTTGTTGACAAATCTTACAAGCTTACAAGAGATGTTGCACCTTTATCTTTAATCTTAGCCTCAAGGCATACTAATAGGTTTCCCTTATTGCATTTTGATGAAGATACGGGGACTAACAGACCGTTAAGATATGCGAGAAATCAGAACAGTCCGTTTCAAGACGAACAAGATGATAACGCTATTTTAGAGCCAGTAATATTTGAAGATGGATTTTTGTTTGTTCCAAAAAATAATCAAGTACTGCAAAAGTTTTTACACTATCACCCAGGCAATGGGAGGATATTTGTGGAGGTTAACAAAGCTAAAGAAGCTGCTGACCTTGTAGAAGATTTAAACTTAGAAGTTGATGCTCTTATTGAAGCTAGACAGCTTGACGTTGCTCAAGTAGAGAATGTTGCTAGAGTTTTATTTCAACAAGATGTTACTAAGGTAACCACTGCAGAGCTTAGACGTGATATATTAATATTTGCTAAACAAAACCCAGGAGGTTTTATGCAATTATTAAACGACCCTATGTTAAAGCTTAATGCTACAGTGCAGGATTTCTTAGATAAAAGCTTAATTCAATTACGAAATAGTAAAAAAGAAGTGTGGTTTAATACACCATCTAATAAAAAGAAAATGTGTAATATACCATTCGGAGAAGACCCTATGTATATTATGACGTCTTACTTTCAAAGTGATGATGGATTAGAGGTATTCAAACACTTAAAAGCATTAGCTAAAAATGCGTAACTTTACAAATTGTTTAACCCATTAAAAACTTTTTATAAAATGGAAAAATTTATCAAAATTACAAACGCTCCTATTACTAACGCACTAATTAGTGTTAACGGAATAAAGTCAATAGGTACTGCAACTGCAACTGCTACAACTGTTGTGATTAAGTATGCAGACGGAACAGCAACTACAGTAACAACTGCAGCTCAAGTAGCTCATGATGTTTACACAACTATACTAAATGCCACTGAAGGTGCTTTAGTTACAAGTTGGACAAACCCTATGTATTCTGTAGCTTTACCTAAAGCTGTAACAAGTATTGTAAATGCTTAATTAGTTTAAGTATTGTACTAAAATAAGAAGAAGCGCCCAAATCAGGGTGCTTTTTTATTTTATGTATCTTTGTAAAAAGATTTTCAAATGATAAATTCTGTAAGAAATACTGTGCTTGCTATTATCAACAAGAATAACTATGGGTATATTTCTCCTAGTGATTTTAATTTGTTTGCTAAACAAGCGCAATTAGATTTGTTTGACGAATATTTTATAAATTATAATCAGCAAATAAATGAGGAAAATGCAAGGGTTTCGGGAACTGGATATGCTGATATAAGACTTGGTTATGAAGAAGTGATTGACACTTTTTCTGTAACCAAAACTTTAGTACAAAACTCTAATAACATTTATTATCTTCCGAGTCAAACGACTACTGGTGATGATTATTATTTATTAAATAAAGTTCTGTGTTACGAAGGCGGTGTTCTCAAGGGTCAAGCTGAAAAAGTTAGTATTAATAAAATAGATTTGTTAAATAAATCTCTTTTAACATCTCCGTCATCTCAATATCCAGCATATACCCAAAAGGGAGATTCCATAACTATTTTTCCTGCTACATTCAATGGAGCTTTAGATATACAAGGGACCTATGTTCGTTATCCATTAGACCCAAAATGGACTTATGTTACTTTACTAAACGGTGAACCACTGTTTGACCAGACGCAAAATGATTATCAAGACTTTGAGCTGCCGATTGATGATTTAAATAATTTAGTAGCAAGAATATTACAATATGCAGGTATATCAATAAGGGAAGCTGATGTATTTCAGTTTGGACAAATAGAAGAGCAACAGCAAAATCAAACTAATACATAATTATGGCATATATAAATCAACGAAAATATTATACTAATGATGGGGTTGCACCCACAGATAGTAATTGGGGTTCTTATCAATACGTAAGTTTAGATAACATAATGACTAATTTTGAATTAATGTATGATGGAAATCATTCGTTAGTTAATAATGAAAATAGATATAAGATATTATTTCACGCAAAGAGAGCAATTCAGGAATTAAACTACGATGCTTTTAAAGAAATCAAAGCATTAGAGTTAACAGTATATGATGACTTGCGTTTTGTTTTACCATCTGATTATGTAAACTGGGTAAAACTTTACTTGTTTCAAGGAAACACCTTAAGAGAGTTAACTGAAAATATTCAAGTACAATCTTCCATTCAATACCTTCAAAACTCTACTGCTGTTTTTGGGTATGATGGAAATAATAATGTATCAACTATAGAGTCAAATTTAGATACTGCAAGAAAAGATGGGTCTCTAAATAGTATTTATTTAAATCAAAATAATGAAGCTGATGAGAACGGTAACTGTATAGATTGTGATGGCGACATATACAATTCTCGTATCGGAGCTAGATATGGTTTAAATACAGAAACAGCCAACATTAATCCTACTTTTACCATTGATAAAAAAGCTGGTGTTATTAATTTTGATTCAACTATGGCCAATAGACAGTGTGTGTTACAATACATATCTGATGGAATGGAAAATGGTGATGACTCACAAATAAGTGTAAATAAATTATTTGAAGATTACATTTATGCTTATGTACAATATGCTATATTAAATAGTAAATTTGGAGTGCAAGAGTATATTATTAATAGAGCTAGAAAAAACAAACAAGCTTTATTAAGAAATGCTAAAATCAGATTAAGTAACATTCACCCAAGTAGATTGCTTATGAATCTTAGAGGTGAAGATAAGTGGATAAAATAAAATGGCAAACATTCAAAGAAATTTTGTAGCTGGGCGTATGAATAAAAGCCTTGACGAAAGGCTTATACCAAACGGAGAGTATATAGATGCTTTGAATGTTAGACTTGGTTCTACTGAAGAATCAGAAATAGGAGCTGTTGAAAATGCTAAGGGCAATGTACAGGTTACTTCACTTCAATATATAGACGGTACTTCATTAAGCACCTCAGCTAGATGTATAGGAGCTTTTGAGGATGGTGCAAATGAAACCATTTATTGGTTTGTTCACGACCCTGCATTTACAGTAGGAGCAACTGGAAAATTAGATTTAATTGTTTCTTATAATGTAATAACAGGTTCTCTTACTTATCACGTAATTAGTATAAATACTGGTGATAACATTAATACTACTTTAAATTTTAATCCAAATTTTTTAATAACATCTGTAGATAAAATAGATAATCTAATACTTTTTACAGATAATTTAAATGCACCTAGGGTTGTAAATATAGATTTTAATTATTCTGTTCCATTCAATAATGTAGATCAGTTTAGCGATGAAGAAATTTTAGTAATTAAAAAACCGCCTCTTGCTGCACCAACATTAAATTTATTAAACACTACTTTACAAGATTCTTTTTTAGAGGATAATTTTATTTGTTTTGCATACAGATATAAATATTCTAATGGAGAATATTCCGCTGTTTCGCAGTTTAGTGAACCTGCGTTTGACCCAGGAATTTTTTCTTTTTCCTCTAATAGTTTCTTAAACGAAGGAATGGTCAACTCCAAAAACGGAGTACAAGTAACATATAATACAGGGAGCTCTTTAGTGGTTGGAATAGATTTATTATTTAAAGAGGCTAACGATCCGACTATAAAAATTATTGAAAGAATAAAGAAGTCACCATTAGGACCACATAATACTAATGCAACTTATGTTTTTACAAACAGTAAAATATTTACCGTTCTTCCTGAAAGTGAAATTCTAAGATTATACGATAATGTACCTAGAAAAGCTAAAGCTCAAACATTAATGGGCAATAGACTTATATACGGTAACTATACTGAAGGCTATAACTTAATAGATATAAATGGAGCGCCTTTGAATTTAAATTATACAGTTGAATTAGATGCTAAAAATATTGGAGGTGAAGCGCTAACAACATCAAATTTAGTTTCCTATACCTATGAAGCTTTTGGTTTTTCTCAACTTAACGCAAATGCGGGATTTAAATTTGATTTAGGCGGTTTTGAAAGTTCATTAGTTTCAGGAGCTAATATATCTTTTTCTATTACTTATCAACATGCTTTGTATTTAGGTGCTAATTCTCCTGACGCAACACAGGGAAGTACAATAATTAATTTTTCATATACACTAATAGACAATTATACTACGGTAGCTGATTTATTTAATAGCTCTGATTTTCAAGCAAAAATAGGATTAACTGATGCGTCAATACAAACTTTAGCAGACGCTCAAAATGGCTTTGGCTCTACCTTTACGGATGTATTTAATTTTTCTTTAAATGGAACTCTAACTGATTCATCAGGCTCTCCGGCTTATGATATAAACCAAACAGGTTTAACTGCTTCAACGCAAGCTCCTCCCGCAAAAGGAGAGCCTATAAACGGGTCTATAGATGGCACAGAAATAACTTTAATATTTCCTACTGTACAATATTCACAAACCGCTCCAGTAGCAACCAACCTAATTGTTTCTTATAATTACTTTACAGATGTAAATGTAAGATTAGAACAAACAGCAAACATAGAAAGCCTGCATAGTAATAGAGGGTATGAACTAGGAATAGTTTACATGGATGAATATAACAGAGCTTCTACCGCTTTAGTTAGTAATAACAACACTGTAAATGTACCTTGCTCTAGGTCAATAACTAAAAACGAAATTATAGCCACTATACCTGTGAGTCAAAGAGCTCCTAGTTGGGCAACAAGATATAAGTTTTGTTTAAAACCAGATAGAACAACTTATGAGACTGTATACTCAAGTATATTTTTTGAAGACCCAACTTCTAACAATTCTTATCTTTTATTAGAAGGAGATAATATAGCGAAAGTAGAAACAGGAGATAGATTAATTGTAAAAAGAGATTCTTCTGGCCCTATGACAAGTTGTGTTTATGCAACTGTTTTAGAAAAAGAAACTCAAACAGCAGACTTTATTCCTTACGCTCCATCACCATCTCCTCCTATAGTTCCTGGAGGTGTTTATATGAAAATGGCAACTACCGATTTTGATGCAGTTTTAGACACAGATGATATTGTTGATATCCAGGTTCCCGCTGCTGTAGCAGGACAAAATAATAGATATCCAGGTTTAGCTTACCCATTTTTTGTAAACTCTGGAACTCCGTATGATATTCCTGCAGGCACAAGAATAGTAATGAGTATATCTCAATTAAGAGTTGGTCAAGGTGGGAGTTGTGAAGAAAGGTCTAATACAATAGAAGAAGAATTTATTGCACCTCAACTTTATACAAATATGTATGATTGGTTTACATCCAACAACATAGGATCAGTTATAGAGTCTTCAGGTATTAAAGTGCCAAGTTCAGGTAGTGAAGAGGTTGGAAATATATATATTAACACACTAGCAACAGGAGCTAATGTACCTGAATTTAACAATACAAACCCTTCTACAGCTAAAAATTTGTCTAAAACTGCAATGCAAGCCTCAGGTAGATTTAGCACTGCAGCAACCGACTTTGTAAAAAATAATTACTACAGGTGGTATCAAAGAAGCAATGGAGACATATACTTAATGGTAAGTGGTACAAAATCTTGTGGTGGGGATTCCGACGGAGATTCAAGTGTAAGAGTTAGTTTCACAATATACAGAAGAGATTCTGTTATTGTTTTTGAGACAGAACCACAAGAAGCTTTACCAGACGTTTGGTTTGAAAATGACCAATCTTATTCTATAGATTCATCAGGAAATCACAGTGGTAATGTTACTAATCAGAACATAACTAATGGTGTAGCCGGGGTTGTAAACACAGGTTTTTTTAACTGTTATGCTTTTGGTAATGGAGTTGAAAGTTATAAGATAAGAGACTCTTTAACTGGTAAATCTTTTAATTTAGGTAATAGAGTTTTTACAACTTCGAATATAGACTATAAAGAAGCTCACAGATTTGCTGATTTAACTTATAGTGGGGTATATAATGATGAAACTAATGTCAATAAACTAAATGAATTTAATTTAGGTTTAGCGAATTTTAAACCACTAGAAGAAAGTTATGGAGATGTTGAAATATTATATGGCAGGAGAACTGATATACTTGTTTTACAAGAAGATAAAATATCATACGTTCTCGCTTCTAAAAATATTATATCTGACTCAACTGGAGGAGGTCTGGTTGCTTCAGTTCCAGAAATTTTAGGAAATCAGATAGCCCGTCTTGAAAACTATGGTATTAGTAATAATCCAGAAAGTTTTGTTGCGTGGGGTGAAAACAAATACTTTACTGATGTTAAAAGGGGAGCTGTTCTGCAGCTTATAGGAGGCTCTGTTTCTGATGAAAGACTAATTGTTATATCTGAGTCTGGAATGAGAAGTTGGTTTAGAGATTTATTTACAGATGCATTTACTACTCAAAAATTAGGTGGTTATGACCCTTACATGGATGAGTATGTTTTAACATCTAACACGATTTTAAAACCTGAAATTCCAGTTTGTTTAGCTTGTGGTGTTACACAAGATATAACTATTATAGCCAAAAAAGACTTTGTGTATTGTGTAGATGTTACTGAGCAGATAGGACTTGTAACAGTAAGTTTTGTAATTCCACAAGAAGGAGAGCAAGATATAGAAAGTGAAACTAGCGTATTGATGACAGATGAATCTGGCAATCAATTAATTACTGAGGGTTCAGTTTCTCAAATTGGTTATACAATAAATGCTATTTATAATGGTGTAACATACACATCAGGTTCTGTTACCACTTCAGGTAGTTTTACTTTTGATAAAAATGTGCCAAGTGTTCAAGAGGTTACATTAGTTGTAAGTTCCGATTCTGACCAAAACGATACTATACAAATTAATGTAAGCTGTCCAAGATCAGATGCATTAAATGTATATAATGTTTGTGTTACCGACCCATTAGAGGCTGGACAATTTATACACAATGAATTTAGTTGGACTGATGGAACTACAAACTCCCCAATAGAATCTAATTTAGTAGAGTTTGGAAGTACCTCATCGTCGTTTGCTATTTCACAATACCAGTTATTTTCGGGACCACAAGGAAGTGGTGTTTTCCCAACTGATGGTTCAACTGTAACAGTGTATTCCAATAAAATAAATTTTGATGATTTTGTATTTGACCCTGCAGTAGATAAATTTAAATACTTAAGAACTAATACTTTTTATCAAAACAACACAACTGACATTTCTACTTTACTATCATTAGGGATAAATGCAACTCCTATTTCTACCGTTGGAGCACCGACAGTATACTCAGTAGACTTTACGATGCCTTCAAGTGGAAGTATATTATATTTAATATGGGATTACAGAACTAGCGGTACTCCGACTCCTGGTCCAAGTCCAAGTCCAAGTCCAAGTCCAAGTCCAAGTCCAAGTCCAAGTCCGACACCTAGTCCTACGCCAACACCTAGTCCAGGTCCAACACCAACTCCGACTCCTGGTCCAAGTCCGACTCCGACTCCGACTCCTGGTCCAAGTCCGACTCCGACTCCTGGTCCAACGCCAACACCTAGTCCAGGTCCGAGCCCAACACCTGGTCCGACTCCGACTCCTGGTCCAACGCCTAGCCCTTCTCCTAGTTGTAGTGAGTGGACACTAGCTTGTCCAAGCGGAAGCAGTGGATGTGGTTATTCATACACTGATTGTGATGGAAACACTCAATCGGGAGTATTACCTGGAGATTATGATATAGACGTTTGTGTATTAGACGGAACAACACCTACTATTAGTAATGGTAGTGCAAATAATACAAATGTAGTTTGTCAACCTACACCATCGCCTAGTCCAACACCAACACCAACACCAACACCAACTGGTCCAAGTCCAACACCAACGCCTGCTGCAAATTGTACGGAGTGGGTATTAGCTTGTCCAAGTGGTTCTGGAGGATGTAACTTTAGTTATACTAATTGTGATGGGGATGTTATAAGCGGATCATTAGCACCAGACTTTGATGTAGACGTATGTGTGTTAGTTGGAACAACCCCTACAGTAACCGGAGGTAGCGCTAATGACACTGGTGTAAGTTGTCCTACACCATCGCCTGGACCTAGTCCATCGCCTAGTCCATCGCCTAGTCCATCGCCTAACCCTGGACCTAGTCCAACACCAACTCCAACGCCGACACCTGTACCATCACCAGCTTGTACAGAGTGGACGTTAACGTGTCCTAGCGGAGGAACAGGGTGTAGCTATTCTTATACAGATTGTGACGGAAACACTCAAACAGGAAATTTACCAGGTGATTATGATATTGATGTTTGTGTTCAAACTGGAACCACTCCAAATGTAAATGGAGGAACAGCCTCTAATACAAACGTCGCTTGTGTTCCACCACCAGCGCCGACACCTACACCGGTAGCGCCTAGTCCTACACCTACACCGGTAGCGCCTAGTCCAACACCAACACCTAGTCCTACTCCGAGTCCAGTTGCGCCTACGCCAACGCCGACACCTGTAGCACCGACGCCAACGCCAACGCCTACTATATCGTATGATGATTATACAATTACAAGGTGTGATGGAGGATTTAATAATTATACTGTAGGTAGAGCAGTTGCGGGAACATTCCCAACCAATTCTGTGCTGTTGATGCCAGATGGTAACTGTTATGAAATAATTGACCCTACTGGAACATTAGGTACAATAGCTAATGCAATATATGCTAATTGTCCTGCATGTTCAACGCCTACGCCTACGCCTACTCCTAGACCTACGCCTACACCTACTATACCTAGTCCTACGCCTACGCCAGTGCCTACGCCAGTGCCTACGCCAGTGCCAGCACCGACACCTAGTCCTACGCCTACGCCTACAGCGCCTACTCCTACTCCGAGTCCTGTGCCAGTGCCAGTGCCTACACCGACGCCAACGCCGGTTCCGGTTCCATCTCCAACGCCTACGCCTAGACCTACGCCTAC